CCGTACCCGGACAATCAATCTTCTTTGTACAATAACGCGCAACATACGCCGCGCTATCAAACGTCAACTTACCAACGCTCGCATGTCCATGCGGCCACAACTTCTCCAAAATCACCGATCTAAACAACTTATGACCGGACGGCGACTTCTTAAAATACTTACAATCTTCAAACCACAGATTAAAAAGACAAACATGAAAATGCGGCCTATAAGTGAAACCATTATCCGGACTCGGTTCACCATACTCACCGCACATAAAATAGCGCACTTTGCGCTCCTCATAAGCCTTCCGCAGACGCTTCATAAATAATTGAAAATCACGATGGTCAAGAGAGAACGGTGCATCCTTATACGTCAGCAGCACAAACGAATTAGCGTCATACAACGAAGCCTCATGCATAACGCGCACCGCCCACTGCCGCGACCTCTCCAACTTGCAGCCAATACAACGGCCACAAGACAAAGGGCGCGACACCGCCGCGCCCTTTGCCACCCACGGAAAATAACACGCCATCTACAGCCGCCATCCACCCCGTTGCGGCTTTGCACGCACATTCATCACGTTCGTACGATTACTCGCCGACCGGAATTTCCGCGCGCCCCGCATCTTATTCACATTCGCTCTACGCATACACTACTCCTTGTAAAAGTTAAACTTCGAACGATCAACCCAACTCCAAGCCAGCCGCCGACTATAACCAGCACCCAGCGCCCTGCACAAAACGATAGTCAACGACAACTGCTCACAACGCACATAAAAAAACTCCGGTGCGTCCACCGGAGAATCCGCCTCGTTCCTATCACGTCTGGTAGGCATGGCGTTCTACCTCTACTTCTTCGGCGCTGCGCCAGCCTTCAGCTTATCCAACTCCATCTGCGCCTTACGCACCAGTACCGAATCATCCGCCAGTACCCTACGATATTCCGCCGCCACCGTTTCCGGCTGGCCCTCACGATTCGCCAGCCTCTGCGCCGACTTCGCGGCCATCTGCAACGCTGTAACAATCCTACCCAACTCAATCGCGGTAAACATTTCAATCTCCTAGTAAGCACGATCACATGACCGTGAAAACATAATACCACGATCATACACCCTTGTCAACAACATAGTGAAACAAACGCAACAAAGTATCACGACACTTGCGCACTTTCACACTAATAGACCAGTCCCCACTTGCTGTAACTGGTCTAGCTGACACCTCAGCTTACACCCCCGGGGGCATGGGGGGAACCCCCATACAGGCCTGCGGCGACCTCACGAGGAGCACCGCAGGCCACTCTAGGCTAGCTCGAGCCACCCCCACCGCCACCCTCTACAGGCGCTTTTGCCTCACCCTTCGGCTTCTCAACCTTCGGCGGGACCAACCCAAGCCGCTCCGCCTCTGGCCGATTCTTCTCATCCGAACAAAAGTCAACAAACTCTGCCACATCATTCGCAAACCTTGCACGCACTTGCGCAGGCATCTGGTCAAATGCCTCTCTCGCCATCGCAATCGCGTTCATCGCCTCATGCGCATTATTGATCCCCGTGAAATCCCCGTACGTCGGCATCCTCACGCCTTGCGGCAACTGCCCATCAATGCCAAATCTACGCACGATCACGTTAATGTCGCACTCTTCCGCCATACTCTGCTGCGCCAGACTCTTATCTTTGCATTTCAGCCCAGCTTCAACTGACGCCGCATCCCTGTCATAGTTATACGGCGTCCTCAAAAACACTTCATTCGTTTTCATGCTCTATCTCCGCTTAGTAACAGTGGGTAACTTCAAACCAAACTTAGACGCGCTATCAAGACCGTAATCCGTATACGGCTTCGCCCCACCTGCCGGGCTATTCCAAAATGCCGCATACCTAATGGCCTCAGGAACTTGCAACCCAAGCAACCGCGCCTCTGCCACATACTTCTGCGCTTGAGCCTTCCACACCTTCGCCTGCTGCGGATTCATCTCAAAGAACTGCTGAATCTTCAAGTCAATATCCGCCGCCGTCGACTTACTCTGCTCCTTGCGAAGCGCAATATCCTCAGTCAACAGCGTCATACGCTTGTCAAAACTCTGCATTTCCTGCCTAATCGAATCCGCCAATGCATCTAACTGCTTAGCACTCGCGCCACTCTGAATCGCTTGCGCCGCATTCAACGAAAGCAATCCTTTCTTAACCTCAGTATCCGCCTTGACATTATCTGTCTCAGCATTAACTTTCTGCGTCTGCGCTTGAGTGTTCATCACCTGCGCAGCCGCCGCCGCGGAATTCATCGCGGCAGCCGCTTTATTACCCATCACAGGCATCGCACCACCCGGCGTACTCGCGCCCCCCTGAGAATAAGCGAGCATCGGGTTCAACCCAGCCGCCTTCATATCCTCAACAGCACGCTGATACGCCGTACCACTCATACGCTCTTGGAAATCCATCTGCTTCTGACTCATGCGCTCATTAGCTTCATTAGTCTCTTCTTGACCAAGAAAGCCAGTAATAGCACTAAACGCACTAGTCGCACCACCAAGCCAATCCATTTAAAAATGATCGATCAGACCCGGCACCGAATACATCGGCAGCGGTCTTACCGATCTAATGTCAATAAACGAATCAAACAGGAACTGCTGCCCATTTGCGGCAGCACCCACCGCTACAATCCTCGACACTGGCGGCGTATCTTCTACAAACGTCGAGTTCAACGTCGGCAGCGCAGTAAATCTCTGCGCCAAATGCCAGCCATCAATCGTACCCGCTGACGTTGACCTAAACAGACCCGTAATCATTGACGGGAAATATCTATACTCACTCCACCGCTCCTGATACCCAAATACCAGATCATCATTCGCATCACCGCGGACATAAATCTCTTTATTCAAAACCGCCTGCTCGCCCAGCATTGCAAACGCCGGAAAATAAAAGTCATACCTCGTACTACGACTCCACATTTTCCGCAGACCTTGCTGATACGTCAAATCAGCACGCACGCTCACCAAGCCAATAATAATACCATGCTCAGTAAACGATTGCGTAAACCCGTGCCCATTCATAACGCCAGTACCCATGGCCGCCAAATTACCCAACGGCGTAGTAGTACCACTCGCTGACGTTCCGCTCGTCTGCGCAATCGGGTTAATCGTAATAGCACTCGTACCGCCGCCCAAATACTCAGGACGCTGCAACCGCGCGTCCGGCGACACAACGCCAAAATGTGATCTCACAATCTCCGTATACCGCGTACCGCCACGCGCATCGCGCTCCAACAACTTCTGAATCTGAAAACTCTGCCGCAACTGGTTAATCGTCGCCGACGTCGCCGTACTCAAATCCGCAAACAAATTCGTCGGATAAAAATTCTGACCATTCGACGTTGCACCAGTCGTAGACAAAAACACGTTCCGCGCGGCACTCGTTCCCAGCATATTACTTCCAGCGGGATTCGTACCAGCCGTATCACGTATCTGCAACGCAGGCTGCGCACCAGTAAACAACTCGGACGCGCTCGTCTTCACCGTCGCACTCGTGCCCAACGGCAGACTCACAGACGTTCCCTTCTGCGGCCACGGCAACGCACTCGTAAAATAATCCTTACGTTTACCACGCCGCAAGAGACTAAACAACGTATACGCATCCGGGCCATCACCCTTATTCAGCGTAACGCTATTCTGCATATTCTCATCCCGAAACCACTCATTCCAGATAAGATTATACGCCCTCAACGGCAACGAACTATGCGATACTGTCGCGGCCGCCGCAACCTGTCCAACTGTCGGCAAACCCATATAATCAAAAATCGTACCGACAACATAACCACTCGCCGGGCAAGTCGTAATTGGAATCGTAAATGAAATCGAATCACCCGGGTTATCTTGCTCGCCCATAAACTTCTTCCAGTTATTCCATACAAGCCGATACGGGACAAAAAAGAAAAACGACTCCATATGCATATTGTCCATCACCGGATACAACGGTGTCGCCAACCTCGTAAACGCCGTCATACGCACCTTAAACGAATCGCCCGGCAAAACTTCATCTACATATACCGGAATCAGATATCCCGCGTCAAACGTCGTCTTATGCGTCGTTTGCCGATCAAACGAACTCCGCGGAATCTCAGCCTTCGGAATCATAGCAAACTGATGAACATCAACACTCCGATTTCTAAACATTTACTTATCCTCCCCAGTTAACATCTGTTTCCCAATACAGACTTGCTTCGGCTCCGGCAAATTCTCAAACTTCCCCGATTCCTCATCGAACGTACCCAACAGGTACATATCGTAATCATCCGCATGCTTGTGCATCGGACTCTCCTTATTGTTCACTTCATCCTGAAAAGACCTGACCGCCGCGCCAATCGTCGGCACAAAAAACGGTCTCCCAAACGCATCTAAAGCACGATCACGAACTGACACAATCTGCAATTTCATCATCTTCTCCTATTTGCGAAACAGCCCAAGACGGGCACGAACAACCTTTTCCCTCACTTTCAACCTATCCGGAGAATCATCCGGCACCCGCTTCAGATTCTCCTCCTGTCGGAACGACAGGCACTGCATATGCACTTTCGAATTACGATCGCGCATCCTATTGTCATAAAACTTCGGGGCGCGCGCTTTCTTACCATTCACAACAACCTTGCCTTCCGGGTAAACATCACGATGATACTTATCAAACCATCCTGCGCCAATACCATTACGCAGGCTCATACGCCCATACTCAGGGATTCGCGTGCGAATCTCCCCCGTTTCAAGGT